TTCTGCACGTTCTTCGAACTTGCGAATTGTTTGAATTGTGTTCCAGCCTGCCATTGTGAGCTACCAGCTTGAATTGTAAAAAACTTTGAGTCCCAGGAACGCCTCGGCCTTGGCTTCACGCACAAACTTTAAATCATCTTCACGATATTCGTCGTCAGCATCGTTGCCGAAAAAGAATCCCGAGGTGTCAGGCAGATTTTTGTTGCGGATGTCCTGTTCCAAGGCCTCAAGATCTTCCCAGGTCAGTTCCAGCTCGTCGCCATTGAACTCGCCTGAATTGCCTTTGCTCTCCCACAATCTCTGCATCCAGCCATGCAGGTTGGGATGCTTGCGCCAGTAAGCGATCTCGCGTGGCTCGGTCGCATTGGGATTGACCATTGCACCCTTTTCTTTATCCCAGGTCGCTCCTTTGCTGAATTCTGCCTGGGCACCGGCCCGAGCAGCCACATAAGCATACATGTCTAGTCCCATTGCATTATCTTTCTAATTGCAGTCATTGCTTCAGGAAATTGTTCCATATCATCAGTTGCATTGTCCAGCTCAAGCAAGGCAGCTTGTTCCAGCAAGCCAATGGCATAGGTCACATCTTCTGCACCCACTGCCATCATCCAGTCCTGGATTTCTTCAGGAGTCTTCAAGCTCATCACAATGTTCATGTCTGCCACTTGGTATCGATTGAATCCCAGTTGGGAGAAGTCAATTTTTTTATCGGGCCACATGTTATGCGTACTCCCCAACCTTGGTCAACATGTTGGCAGGCACTTTCCACAAGCCACTGACCGACCGTACTGTGACATACTTGATAGCGATTTTCGTAACCACTCCGGTCACATTCTTTCCCAGCTTATTGCTGTCAAAGTTCACATTGTCGCCAACTGCAAGACTTCGCTTGGTTGACTGGCTCAGTTGCGCACGAACAAATTTCACAGCGTCAATCATTGAACTGAGTTCTGTGTTGGTCCAAGTACCGCTTATGATAGCTGTGTTGATGTCTTGAATCGTTTTCATATCTTGCTCCGGTTTGTTGCTGTATGTGTGTATTATAGCATTTCGGTGAATATTGGTCAACCTATTTTTTAGCTGCTTCTACAGGCTTGGATATCTGTACGCACACCGCTTTGATGCTGCTGAGATTTTGTGAACGAAGATCTTGGACTGCTTTGTTGCAGGCCGCTTCTTGTTCAAACTGTCCCACATAGGTCACATTGGTAGTGGTCATGCTGATGATGATTGCAATGGCCCAGATCATATTGTTTTAAACCTTTCCATGAAGGAGGTATTGATCATGTCCATCTCCGCCTGCTCCACATAGAAGTCACTGCGTGGGTCATAGTACTGACCTTGCTTGACATCATAATACAGCACACGGCCTGAGAAGTTGAAGGGGCCTTCCAGTCCAGCACGTGGACCGTACTTGGTACGCATTTGGTCTGTTTCCGAACGGTCAGCCACTACAGTGTAACCCATCTGGTGCTCCTTGTTGCAATAAGTGTATTATAGCACAACGGTGATTTTTGGGCAACCGTTGTGTCACTGTAGTCATATCACATGCTCCAATAGGTTTCGCTAGCAGGATTGCAAGCCCAAGGCGTGTCACGATCAATCTGCACATCCTTGCCAGTCATCAAGTTCTTCACGGTCTTCATGGTGGGAAAGTATTCGAATCTCCAGCCCTGGGTTGCAGGGTAGAGATCATAGAGTTCATTGCACTCACGGCGCATGCCTGCTGCATCACGCCCGGCCCATACAGTAGTGGAAAACAGACGCTCACCTGTCTTGGTGCGCTTGTCCGATTTGTAAATGTACATGGTGTAATCTTGTTTCATTCCAGACTCCTGTTTGCTGTGTATGTGTGTATTATAGCATTTTGGGCATTTATGGTCAACCAGATTATTCAATGGCTCGCCGCACAATTATTTCCTGGCGTGCAAAGGCATCTTGTTCCCAGGGCTGGTCCAGATAACGTGTTTTGCTAGTGTAACGACGTCCCATCCAGAGCTTGGCTTCGCGGGGCAGGTACTTCAACTGGCCCTTGGCCAACTGGCGCACATGCACCATTTCGTGAGCCAGGGTTGTGGCCATGTTTATCAGTGAGAATTTGGTCAGCCTGCGGGGCTGCTTGATCAGTACCAGGTAGCAGTCCGCCACCTCTATGTACATGGTTGCACCCTCCATGCCGTCCGGAACATCCGGAGTGATCTTTACCAGCAAGGCTCGGCGGCTGCGAGTCAGACCCAGCTGACTAATCATGGAAGGCATGAGACTGCTCAAAAACTCACGAGCTTTTGCGGGGCCTTCAAAATCATGTTCCACTCTGTGTCCTTTGTTGCTTGTTCCCTGTATTGTAGCATCAGGCGCATTATTGGTCAACCAAAGAAAAACCCGCCGAAGCGGGTTTTTTGCAAATCACAGTTGGAATAATACTTATAGGCGCTTGCGCACAGGTCATTAATTCACAGGTAGCACTACTGGAATTGGCTCAACTTCTGCGTTGCTGGGCACCTGATTGGCGTTGTGGATACCATTGGCATCCAGTTGTGCCTGGTTGCGACCTTCACGCATGGCACCCACCATGGCCTGGCCACCTAGAACAGCAGTGTCAGCGAGATTGTCCAGGAACTCTGCTGCATCACCGTTGGCAGTCAACCGTGCATACTGTGGCAGATTCTGCACAAAACCATACACACTGTTTTTGTCACCGGTCTGCAGATTAAAATAATCTATGCCGGCTTCGGTGGTGTAGCGAGCAGATAGGTTCATCAGGTTGGCCATGTACACCCAGGCTGTGTTCAGTGTGGTCACATACGGACTGGCACTGAGTGCAGAGATGGCAGCGTTAGCATTGGCAATTTGAGTGATGACCGCAGCATTGTTGGCTGCTAGTAAAATGTTGGTGTAGGCAGTGTTTAGCGTGGCCAGACTGCCTGCGGCCTGTAAGGCATCGATGGCTGTGGTTGCTGTGTTGAGTTGAGCAGCAAAATTGTCTGCATCCAGGGCCAGCCCCAGCACATCATAAGTGGTAATAGTGCCGTCAGGTCCTGTACCAGTGGCCACTGTATTTGCAAAGTAATCAGTTACACTGGTGGCTACAGGAGTTGTTTGTGCCTGAATTAGTGGCAGACCTGACATGGTGCTCAGACCGCCCAGTGTGGTGGGAGTCCAGTAGGCAGTGTTGTTGATGTCTGTGCCATCAGGTACTTCCTGAGTGGCCCGATAATATTCAGGAATTGGAGCACCGGTGCTGACCACATCATTGGGCAAGTATGCATTGGTCGCAAGCCAGGGATTGTTCACTGCACCCAGCACAGCTTCAGCAAGATCGGGCAAGGGAACATTAGGTATGTTATTGATCTGTTGGAGACCCAGCTGAATTGCCTTGTTGGCTATGGCATCTGCTGGTGGAATAATTTTGCCCAGTTCATCACAACCAGTGGCAGCAGGCAAGTAAGAGTTGACAATAGGAGCAATAGTGGTGTTGACTGAACCGTTGGCACTGAAGATTGGTACTGGACCATTGGCTCCAGGTGCCTGCAATGATGGATAGCTGAGTGGAAATGTTTTTACAGGATCCAACAACTGCTCAAGGCTGATGATGTTGGGTGTGGTCACATCCAGGATATCCAGGATCTGCGCAAGTGGGTCACCGGAAATCATGGTGAACGCATTGTATGCCAGACGTTGTGCTCGATCAAACTCGTTGTTGGATATGCCCGCAGGATTGAACACACCCACGCGATTGTCAGTGACTAAATTTTCAATGTCTGTGGTAGTCATGCCCATGGCCAGCATGACATTTTGAAGAGCCGGAATTGTTTGACCTTGTATGCCAGCTTGAGCGGAAATCTGTTGCAGCAGGCCCGCAGGGGTTCCGTATAGATCTAGTTTGGCTGTGTTCCATAGATTGCCTTGTTTGTCAAGGTCCACACCAAATGACTCAAGGTCCGTGGTCACACTGGAGATGCCGCCTGTGACCAGGTTGTCCATGTTGACAAACGTAGGGCCTAGATACTGATTGGCGTTCACCGACGAATTGATATAGTTGTTGGTGGAAGCAATGTAGCTTTGCACTGCCATGAAGCCTTGCGAGAACCGGCCCAAATCCCCATTGCCCAGATATGCTGCGCAGGTTTGCTCGATTAGGTTTGAAAATCCTGACGGGTCTAGAGTTGATCCATCTACTGTGCCCAGATAGTTCACAAGATATTCTGTATTTAGATATGTGTAGGTGCCCACGGGACTGGCCGGTATGCTGTTGCCCAGAGCAGGACACACCGTGTTGCCTATGCTCAACAGGCTGTTTAGTGTGGCGGCTGTGGCAAATGTCTGTGCCTTGTAAAAGCTCACTGCCGCTGCCAGGTTACTGATCAGGGTAGTGGCATTGAATGTTTGTATGGCAGTGGCCAGACTAGGTGGAAACGGCTTGAGTCCTTGATTTTGCAACAAGGCTGCGGCTGCTGTCAACTGCAATGGTGTGGTGATACTGGGCATTATCCGGCACTCACATTGGGGCTGCCACCAGTTCGCACATGACCGCAGGTGTCAGCATTGCCCGCAACATTGATTGGTATTCCGCCAGCTCTGACAGAGTCAACGCCGCCGGCAGTGACTGGTCTATGACTATTTCTACGAGCATGCGCACTCACACCAGAGCCATTGACACTCACAACGATTCCGTTGACTCGCACTGAGCTTACCCCGCTGGTGATCACACCACCGCCTGAATCCACATCACCTACTCGCTGCACTGCTGGCATGTTATCCTAGTATAAGTTTCTTGTCTGGCACTCGGATGCCAGTTGTTGCTTCGATATACTTCATTTTGACTGAGTCATCAGTCTTGGATACCAAAGATACGCTGTTGATATTTAATCGAATTTCTTCCTTGGGATCTGCTGTGAACATGCTGGGCACCAGACCCATGCCTTGCGGTCCCGGAGCAATACTCACTGGTTCTTCTAGTGTGATCCAGTCTCCGCCGGATTGTTTGACCTTGGCAACCATTTCTTCACCTGAGTTCAATTTGAATGTGTATACTTGATTGTGTTCGAGTGCTATTTGCATTATGCTAGTTTCTTTCTGAGTTCTGTAAATCCGCCCACCAGTTCTTGATCCAAGAAAATCTGTGGTAATGTTCGAGCAGTTGGTACTGCTTCAAATAATTGTTCACGTGTCCAGTCCCGACTCACGTTGCGTTCTTCATACTCAATGCCTCGAGATTCTAACAGTGCTTTTGCTTGAACGCAGAAAGGACAGGAGTCTTTTGACCATACAATAGCTTTCATTTATTTTCCTTAAAGTTCCGGTAATGCATCGTAGTCCAGCTGATCGCTCATGACTCCAATCACATAGTTAGTTGATTCCGACTCTTGCAGTGCAGTTTGTTTGTTTGATGTATTCACATGTTTGTTGAACCAGGGAATAGGTGTCGATCGAGGTGCAGGTTCCTGGTACTTGATACCAATTTCCTTGAGTGCGCCCACGGCTGTGTAGTCCACAAAGTCTTTGAGAATGTTGGCATTGAGTCCAATCACAGGTCCCTTGTTGAACAGGGAGTCTGCCCATGACTTTTATTCACGAATCACATCCAGATACAGCTCGTATACTTGGGCTTCGCACTCGACCTTGGCGGCAGCAAAACGTGGATCTTCTTTGACCACCTGGTTGATAATGTAACCAGTCCATTCCTTGTGCAGAATCTCGTCTTGCAGGATCAGGCTGATGATATTGCCATTGCCCATGAAGATCTTGTTCTCCACCATGGCCAGGCTTGTGGCAAAGCTGACCATGAATCGGAATGCTTCCAGTGCATAGCTGGCATGCAAGGCCATGTAGATTGCTCTCACATGTTCTGTTTCTTCCACAGATTTGCCCAGTTCTTTGGCACAGTTGATTCTGTGCAAGTCATCATAGTAGTTGCCCACACTTGATGCCATGTCCACAATTTCTTGTGTGTCATGGATGGTGTTGAACACTTCCTTGGGCACATTGTAGATGTTGCGGATGATGTGGCTGTAGCTCTTTGAGTGAATGTTGGTTTCAAAAAATGTCCAGTTGTAGACCAAGGCTTCCAGTTCGGGCAAACTGATCACGGGCGTAAAGATTTGACTTGGTCCGCGTCCTTGCAGGCTGTCCAAGGCAGTTTGACGCAGCAGGTTACTGGTAAAGATATGGCGTACTGTTTCGCTGGCATCTTTGAAGTCGTTAGAGTCTTTGGTAAGACTGACTTCTTCAGGTTGCCAAAAGAAGCCCCGTGCTGTGGCTTCATAGTCAGCAATCTTTTTGTACTTGACTTCTTCAAAGCGTTGGATTGTGACAGGACCCGCAGGGTCCAAGAACATCTTGCGACTGAGATAGTCTGTTTTTGTTTTTAAATTGTATTGTTGTTTTGACATTTTTTTATATTTCTGTTTTGTTAAAGTTTACAGGATTCGCAATCTTCTTGATCATCAAAGTCAATCACTTCCAGCGGAGCATCTTCTTTGACATTCTTGCTGCCTGACTTGTTTATCAGACTGTAGTAGAAAGTTTTCAGACCCCAGTAGTGTGACTGCATCAAATTGCGAGCAACCAGGGTGGTTGGCACCTTGCGATCTGCAAAGTGAGCGGGATTGTAAAATGTGTTGGTGCTGATTGACTGATCCACATAGGCAGCAATAACAGCCGCTGTCTTCAGGTAGCCGTCGCAGTCTTTCTGTTCCCACATCAGCTGATACCGGTTCTTTAGTTTGTGATATTCTGGAACCACCTGTGTCAGGCTACCAGCTTTGCTTTCTTTCACACTGATCAAGCTCATGGGCATTTCTATGCCATTGGTTGAGTTGATCACAACTGAACTGGATTCCACAGGCGCCACTGCCATCTGTGTGGCATTGCGTACCCCGTGCATTCTCATATTGGTACGTAATGTTTCCCAGTCAAGTTCGGGTGCAAAGTCAGCAAGTTCATTCACACCGTCGGCACGTAGTTCCCAAGGAAAGGTGCCTTGGCCGTAGCGTGTTCTGTCGCTGCCGAGACACTTGCCACGCTCTCGGGCCAGTTCCACACTGGCTTCGGTCAAGTAGAATGCTAGATGTTCCATCCAGGTTTTGACTTCGGCTAGTGCATCTCGTTCTCCATATTGCAGTCCGCGCTTGGCATGCCAGTAGGCAAGATTGGTGAGGCCAATACCTAATGGGCGAATTTCATCGTTGCTTAGTTTGGATTGGATGCTCAGGAAGTCCTGGTAATCCAGTATATTGTTAAGACTGCGATGTAGAATACGGCAAGCCCTGCGCATGTCTTCCGGATTTCTGAAGGCTCCCCAGTTGATTGAGCCCAAAGTGCAAAGGGCAATGCGACCATCAGCATCGTCAAGACGCTTAAAGGATCTAGTGGGTAAAAGTATTTCACAGCAAAGGTTACTCTGGTAGATGGTATGATACTCAGGATCAAACGGACCCTGCTTCATCACGTTGTCAATGAACACAAGATAGATACGTCCGGTGTCGGTGCGTTCTTTCAAGATGCCGCCTTTGAATACTTCTTCTGCACTCATGGTCTTGGTACGCAAGTCTTTACGCTTTTCGTATTTCACATACAGTTCTTCAAACAGAGCGGTATTGCTGTAGAATGCTTCGTACAGGTCGGGAACCTCGTTGGGGTCAAAGAATGTTATTTTTTCTTTGTTCTTGAAACGCCGCCAGAAAAATGCGGATAGAACCACACCATAGTCCATGTGACGCACTCGGGTTTCTTCTGTGCCTTGGTTGTTCTTGAGCACAATAAGATCATCAAACTGATGATGCCAGATAGGATAAAAAACAGTAGCACTTGCATTGCGGATGCCTCCTTGTGAGCATGAACGTAGATCACCAAACCACTTCTTCAAAAAAGGTATCATGCCGGTGTGCATGATCTCTCCACCACGGATGGGCGAACCCAATGGACGCAGTCGCCCAATCTCAAGACCGATGCCGGCTCGCTTGCTGGCATATTTGGCCATCATCTCGCCCGAAGCAAAGATACTGTCCAGATCATCGTCACTGCGAATAAGCACACAACTACTGAATTGCTTGGTTGGAGTTCCCAGGCCAGCCAGCACAGGGGTAGCCAATGTAAAAAGACCATCACTAGCAGCATTGTAGTATTCTTTGATATAGCGCATTCTTGCCTAGTTGGGTTCTTCTGAGTGAAATACAGTAGCGGCCGCGACCATGTATCTAATTTGTGGAGTTTCATAAGTTTGTCCTGTTGAACGATTTTTTACCAGGTACTTTTCAATCAGCTGCTCAATGGCTGCA